GGTACGGATTGAAGGGGGATTAATCATGGCACGAACAAAAGTCATTAACGGTGTTGTCTACCCACTGACCGCCGAAGAAGAAGCCGAGGCTGATGCTCGTGATGCTGCGTGGGCGGCGGGTGCAACTGACCGTGCTTGGGCCGAGTTGCGCGCCGAGCGAGATCGCCTGCTGGCCGAGACGGACTGGGTGAGCCTCCGTGCCGTAGACGCGAGCGCTGACGGCTTGGGCATACAGCTTCCTCAGGTGTGGGTTGATTATCGGCAGGCGCTGCGCGATCTGCCTGCCAACACGACTGACCCTGCCAATCCGGTCTGGCCTGCGAAGCCATCATGATGATGCGCATCCTCGCAATTGTTGCGTGCTTGTTTGCAACGCCGCTTTCCGCTCAGCAGCAGATTGTGTGCGTGCCGGATGTAACGGCGGCGGACAAGGCAGCGCGCAATGCGGGCGAGGAATTGGCACTTAAATTAGAGACAAGCAACGGCGTCGCAATGCGGTTATATCTAGGGCGTGATACATGGACGGTATGGTTTGAGCGCAACGGGCAATGGTGTACCGCGCCCAGCATGGTCGGCAAAATCAAGCGAGATGGAGTCGCGTGATGGACATTCACAAAGACCTAATCGACGCGGCTAGTCTTGCGCTTGTGATCGGCACGCTTGCCGAATGGTTGCCGCCAATTGCTGCTGCGATCAGCATTGTATGGACGTGCATCCGCATCCACGATTGGTGGCGCAGCAGAGCGCACTAACATGGACGGCGCGATAGATATTAGGTTGATCGTCACGCTTGGCGGTATTTTGTTTAGCGTGGCTGGCGCTGCGGCTGTCGGCAAGATGCAGATCAAGGCAATGCAAGACACGCTACATGATCTTGAGCAACGGCTACGCAAGATCGACCAGCGAATTGACGGACTAGAAAATGGCGAGAGTGTCATCAAGCAGCGCGTTGACATTATCGCCAAGATGAATGCTCCCGAGTTGCTGCGTCGAGAGCACATGCAGACGGCTAATATGCTTGCCGACATCTCCTACCTAAAGGCAGAGGCAGAGCGTATGCACAAGCTGCACAACGGCGTGCATCCGCCTGTAGCAAGCGAGAGGAAAGCGACATGATCGGCATTATCGGGACGCTGCTTGGCCCTATTGTAAACGGCGTTAAAGATTACGTTGCAGGCGAGCAGGAAATTAAGAAAGCGGAGAAAGAGAACCGCGCGCGCTTGTTGCGCGACAAGCAGTCGAACAATCACGACTGGGAAATGGCTAATCTTACCGACAAGGACAAGTGGCTGCGCCGCATTTCGTTCTTGATGTTTTCAGCGCCGTTTGTGTGGGCGCTGTTCGACCCGCTTGCGGTTGAGGCGTACTTCACGCTGGCGCTAAGTGCCATGCCCGAGTGGTATATTCAAATGTACGGCGCAATGGTCGGCGGCGTGTGGGGGATTAGTGCCCTCAAAAACACTGCGCCCGCACTTGTCGCTGGCGTCGTCAAAGCGGTAAAGAAATAAACGTGAATGAAGTTTACGACATTGAAGGCATAGCCCAGGTCTTAACGCAAGAAGAAGGGTACCGACGCTATTCCTACAAAGACCATCTAGGCTATACGACCGTTGGCATTGGCCGTTGTCTTGAAGAAGGCGTTGGGTACGGAATAGATGAAGAAGAGGCTCAGTGGCTCTTAAAACGCGATATACAGCGTGTCTGGGACAACTGTAGTGGGCAAATTTCATTTTGGCCTAACGTCAGTTCTAATATAAAAGAAACAGTAGTTATGCTGGTTTTTCAAATGGGGCTTGGCGGATACCTAAAATTTAAAAAGCACATTGCTGCAATAGAAGCTCAAGACTTTGAGCTAGCTGCTGCAGAGTTGTTAGATTCTAGGTTTGCCCGACAAACACCAGAACGTGCAAAACGAATGGCGAGTCGAATTGCAGCGGGGTAGTTATGACTGGCGCACCCGGAAAAGTTCCTGCGGATGAGTTTCTTGATTTAATACGAGAGCATGGTTTAGGAGAAACCGCTCGAATGCTCGGAATAAACGAGCGAGCTGTTTATGCTAGGCGCGCGCGTCTGGAAAAGAAAACAAATTCAAAAATTGCGCGAAAAGAATATCTTACGGGATACAACCAGCGTTACGCTGAGCGATTAACTTACGACATCCCTGATGGCGATATTTTAATTGCCTCGGACGCTCATTACTGGCCGGGTGAAATAACTACTGCTCACCGCGCTTTTGTTCACCTTATCAAAAAGCTAAAACCCAAAGCCGTTATCTACAACGGCGACATTCTTGATGGGGCCTCTATTAGTCGCCACCCTCGCATTGGCTGGGAAGAACGCCCGACCCTTTCTGAAGAGCTTGACGTTTGCAAGGAGCGTTTAGACGAGGTTCGCGCTGCTGCCCCTAAATCCTCTTTGCTTATTCATACGCTTGGCAATCACGACCTTCGTTTCGCTACCCGCCTTTCTAATGCTGTGCCTGAATACTCGTCTGTGCAAGGTACTCGCTTTGAAGACCATTTTCCCCACTGGGAAAGCGCGTGGTCAGTCTGGATAAACGACAGCATTGTTATCAAGCACCGTTTCAAAGGCGGCATTCACGCAACGCACAACAACGCTTTGTGGTCCGGCAAAACAATGGTGACAGGGCATCTTCATTCGCTGAAGGTTACGCCATTGTCGGACTATAATGGTGTACGATGGGGCGTAGATAGCGGTACACTAGCGGACCCCTATGGCCCACAGTTCTCATTTTACACGGAAGACGGTCCCGTGAACTGGAGGTCTGGCTTTGTTGTTCTGACCATTGTTGACGGACAACTGTTGTGGCCTGACATCTGCTCAGTCGTAGATGACGGGACCGTTTGTTTTCGTGGTGAACTAATTGATGTATCGGGATGAAGCGTTAGAGCGAGCACTTGCGCTAGTAACCAAAGAACGTGAGACACAACACGGGCCTGCAGACCGCAACGCAGAAGTTGTGGCTGCCCTATGGTCCGCTTACATTGGCAAAAAAATAAGCGAGCATGATGTGCCGGTCATGCTCGCTCTTATGAAAATAGGTAGGTTATCTGTTGGTGACCCTAAGGTTGAGGATCACTGGGTAGACGCCATAGGTTACTTGTCTATCGGCGTTGAAATTTGCACAGTCAATTCATCTGATCCGAAGTAGGCGTATACATAGCCTGCAGAGCAGTCATGACTGCAGAGTACTTGCTTGAAAAATCTTTGTCGCTAGACATTAACTGCTCTGCTCTCTCGCAAGCGTGAAGAATTGTTGTGTGGTCCCTATTTAGGAGACCGGCAACATAAGAAGAACTACGGCCAAGTCGCTTGTGAGCTATGTGGCAAAAAGCAAAGCGTGGGTACGTGGCACCGCGACCTCGAAGCTCGCTCATCACCAATTCAACAGGAATGTCCCATTGGTGGCAAACTGCTTCTAACACTTTAGCTATTTGTCCCTTTGGCACAGCAAATTCTAACGAAGGTTTTATCTCAGCAACAGGTTGAGGCGCGTTAAACGACTCAAACAATGCTTGGATTTGCTTGCGCTCTGACGCAATACGCTGGGCAACTTTTGCGCCCTCGGCAACGGCTTCTGAGAGAGCGTCAATTGCTTCCCTCAGAAGCCGTACCTCGAACGCAAGATCACGAGGATCATGCGGCATTCGCTAGCTCCGGTTCATAGCTGCGCCAGCTCTTGCCGCTTTCAAGAGCAGCAACAGCATGCTGACGCTCGATCTGGGTTTTGACATTGGGATTGTTGTAGTGGGTAGCCCACGTAGTCAAGCAATCATCAAGACCTGCCATGCTCCAAGACAAATCCTGGACAAACTCCTGATAGATATGATCGCGCGTAGATTTGGAGACTTTCATCGAAGCCAACAATTTGTATGCTTGGTCAGCTTCGAGTCGAATCTCATCCCAATGGGCGCGACGAGACTGAACTGTCTCAAAATCATGGATAGCGCCCAGCAGAGTATCAATGATTTCTGGTGTGCGCTCCATGATGTTTGTCGTGTGCCGCGCCTGAATGTGACCGTACTCGCCACCGGAGTAAGGAATCACAGCCTGATTGGCACAGACAAACTTGTAACGTCCAGCACGGATTGAAAACGCGCAACTGCCGTCGTAACTGTCGAACATAATAATGCGCAGGGCTTCTGCGCGTGTGCCTTCGAGGCTGGTGTACGCAGGAAGCAGTGCTTGCACAAACAGGCGGCCACCATTGCTTGTCATGTCAAACGACAAGTGCATGTCAGTGGTATCGATCTGATTGCTGTTGAGTGATTCGAGCAACGCTGCGGTTGACACGCGGTAGTCGGTAAGACCGTAACGAGACGAATGAATCTCAATCGTTTCGTTGTTGTCTTTGTTGTAGACGCGCTGCCAGTAACGCCCGTCATTGTCATTGGTAAAGACACGCTCGATGCCAACGTCAAAGAACTGAGGCTCTGCGTGGTTTGCTGGAACAAATCCGTGCTGAGCAATTTTTTCTGCGTAAGGAAGATTATCGAAAGGCATTGTTTGGACTCCTACCTTGTGTTGATTACCATTCAATCAGTTCGTCGGACGAACCGGATGAGTCGCTGTTGACTGGCGCTGAGCCTTGCTTGCCTGAAATGCGACCAATGGTGCCATCGAAGCCAACATCGACAGACACGCTGCGACGCTTAACACCATCGTTATCAGTATACTCACCGATAGATAGAGTACCTTCAACGTAGACAATATCGCCCTTGCTGAGTTTGCCATCCAGGATTTTGACCAAGCGCTCTTGAAAGGTAACGACGTTGTGCCAAGTAGTTTCTTCTTCATAGCTGTCTCCTACTTTGCGGCTCTTGTTGGTGGCAACGCTTAGCTTTGCGAAAAGCTTGCCGTTTTTGGTTGTTTTGATTTCGAGGTCACGGCCAAGGCGACCAACAATAATCATACGATTTACGTCCATAGGGTTTTCCTACTCTTCTGATTTGTAGAATGAAGGGGCAACAAACTGTGAGTTGTAGTACTCGATGATGCGTTTGACTGCTTCGCTCAAAGCCTGATTGGCTTTGCAAGCACCTTTGTAGTTCGTAACAAGGTCTCGGAAAGCATCGCTTCCCATTTCCTTGTCCATAACGAAAAAAGCTTGTCGGGCAAAATCGTCAAACACAGTACGATCTTTTTCTTCTAGGGCTTTAACACCCTCGAACACTTCACCGCCAATGTCTTCGATGCAGCGCTCGAGCGGGGTAGTTGTGTTTTGTGCTGGTTCCTCCGTAACCAGTTTGTTTAGCTCGTCAATCTTGCGAACCTTTTCCTGATGGTTAACAATTTCGTTGAGACTTGCGTACTCACCGCCATGCAGGCCAAAGCAGGCAAGTGCGCGGCCGATGGCAGATGTCTCGCAGTTCTCTAGCGCACTGCCTTTGTTGACAGGGCTAGTGCCACGCACCTCTTCTGCAAGGCCCGAGGCAACAATGTTGCCAAGCTTGTCGCGGATGACAGCTCGAACACGAACGTACTTGTCACCTGCGTCGATTACTTCTGTTTCGACACCAAGGTTAGCACCATAGGCGCGACGGAATACCGTAACGCGATGCTTAACCTCCAGGTATTTTTTGCCGCCGCGCTGCTGAACACCGTGCTTTTCAAGCAGTATGTCAGCCTCTGTCATAACGTCAATGTGGTTTACTTCGGTCATGCGAACTCCTTAGATAAAAGATAGCTGTTGATTGCCAGTTACAAACACTCGATGCACGTGAACGATGGCGTTGCGACCAGAAGGCGTCTTGCGACGTTGGGTGGTAGGGACAATGAATCCTTCTGCTGACAGCTCTGAACGACGAGTGCGATAGCTACTGCCAAAGTCATTGAAATGCTGCTGCATCTCTACGTCTGTAAACCCTTCTGGCCCTGCCTCTGTTGCAAACTGCAGGACTTCATCGCGGATTCGGTTCTTGTAGTCAGATGTAAGCGACTCTGCTGCTTCCCAGCTTGTCTCTGGGTCGCTGTTTCTTGCGTAACTCATTCGTCTTCCTCCGTGTATTTGTTGTCCACGCGGACAGTTAGACTGTTGTTCTTTGCACGAGTAATGCGAACGCCATTGCCGTATGCTTCTCTAGCGTCCTGAGGGACAATAGCTTTGAGATGTCGCTGTGCTGTCTCAAAGCGTTTCTTGAACGGCTGCATCTCTATCCACTCCACAGCCTCGCTACCCCACTCGTTGTTGGCGCTCATGTCCACAACACGCATGTCGTCCAGCACAACGCTTGTGGGCTCGACGGCTATGGGTTGCTCAGATGGTGGCCTGTCTTCCTGTATACAGCGCGCTACGTGGTGCATAGCGTCGATCAAGGGGTCTAGGAACGCCTCGTCACGTGCAACGCGCTGACGACGATATGTGTTGCCGTGAATGACAGACAGATGTGCCTCTTCTGCGTCTGCCATCCAGATGTAGAACTGAAGCTGACCGTAGTAGTAGTCAGCAACAGCGTAGTTATAGGACGAGGTGTGCTTGCACTCGAGCGGTGCGTTGCCTGACCCTTTAATCATGCCGTCAAGGTGGGCGACAAAGTAAGGAAACTCGTCGTGGTGAAGCTCGACCTCAGGGGTAACTGTTAAGCCAGACTGCTTCTCGAACCACTTGACATTAAAAGGCTCGGTGAAGATGCCGAGTTGCACTGCAATGCTGTCGGTAAGGTCTTCGTCTTCGAGG